TCATTATCATATCTTTCGTATGAGAGGAATGGTTGATAACTTCGATAAAACAGGTCACTACAATTTAACAGTACCTGAACCCTGGTATTCAAAAATGATGGACTATAAACTCAATTGGGATAACGAGATAGGGCAAAGCTATCTTACGGAACTGGAAGCAGAACTTCAATACTTAATAGAATACAGAGATAGGATGATGAATGATGAACTGGGATAACTTATTACATTTATTTAGGATGGAAAACCTAATCTATTGGATTGTAACAATGGTTGTAGTTATTTTAACGACCATAAAGCAATTCAACAGACAAGAAAAAAATAACAAGTCAAAAAATGATGAAATCATGGTTAACTTACAAAAAATTGAAAAGCAAAATGTGAAAATGATTAATCTACTTGAACTTCACTCACAGGACATAAAGTCATTAAAAAAAGATGTGAACGTTTTGGAACATAGGGTATCAAGATTAGAAGATTCGCAAGTCAATATCTATAAACATTTAGGAGGAAAAGAAAATGACAACGCTTGAAATATTACTACTTATATCTTCGCTATTGTTACTGGCGTTATATGTAACATCGAAAATAAGTAAGGATCAATCATTGAACGAGATCATCAAAGAGGTTAAACAAGATCTTAAAAACACTGCTGAAAATGTATATGATCTTGTCTGCAAAGCAAAAGATATTGTTTTTGATGATAGTGTGCAAAAGACGATCAAAGAATTCATTATGATCGTAGAAGAAAAGAATCAGCTAGCGAAAACCAAAGGCGAGACATACCTCGTTGGTGATGATAAAAAGTTAGCAGTAATCTCACGGTTAAGTGAATGGGTTAGTAATATCACAGGTTCTACAGAAAAGGCAGTTGAATTTGTTGAGACAAATCAATCAAAGATTGAAGCAATCATAGATGACTACATTTCCTTTAGTAATAAGATGCAAGGAAAAGAAACTTTATCTGAAGCAGAAAAAATTATCAAAGAACAATTAAATAAATAACTAATTAAACCTCATGTTTAGGAAAATTTTCCTAGTGTGAGGTTTTTTTTATTTTCTTTCACTATTTACCGGCAAAACGCAACTTACCTCGCCATTTAACTAGTGAAGGAGGTTGATCTTATGAAGGATGATGTAAAAAATAAGATAAACGAGTTGAAAGAAAAAGGATATGGATACAAAAGAATTGCAAAAGAGTTATCTATGACTGCGAGTGCAGTAAGGTATACACTAGCAAAAATATCAGAAGAAGATTTACTTGTAAGCACATGCAAATACTGTGGAATCACCATGAAGTCAGTTAAGGGTAAAAAGAAAAAAGTCTTTTGTTCTGACTCTTGTAGGTGGCAGTGGTGGAATCAGAAACATAGAGAAGATAAACATCATGGAACGCTCTAATCTTGAAAAATATTTTTTATCCATAACTCCCATAAAATTAATGTTTGAAAAAGGAATCATGGCAAAGCAAGATTATCAGAAAGTTGAGTCTTTTTTAGCAGATAAGTATTGTATCAAAAAAGGTAGTCTATACCGACTTATTGACTTGACTATACCTTCAAAAAGAGTGATATATAGTGTGTCGGAAGAGGAGGTAAATGATGACAAAGAGAACAGTAACAAAAGTAAACACATTACCAAAATTAACGAGTAAAAAAAGAGTAGCAGCCTACGCTAGAGTTTCAAGTGGCAAAGATGCAATGCTTCATTCACTTTCTTCACAGGTTAACCATTATAAGAAACTGATCCATGATAATAGTGAATGGTCATTTGCTGGTGTGTATGCAGATGAAGCGTTAACTGGTACTAAAGATTCACGATTGGAGTTTCAAAAATTACTTGAGGATAGTAGAGCAGGGAAGATAGATATGATCATCACCAAATCGATATCAAGGTTTGCTCGAAACACCGTCACTTTATTAGAAACCGTTAGAGAATTGAAATCACTAGGTATTGATGTATTCTTTGAGGAACAGAATCTGCATACACTAAGCGGTGAAGGTGAAATGATTTTAACGTTCCTTGCTACATTCGCTCAAGAGGAATCCAGAAGCACATCGGAGAATATGAAATGGAGAATCAAGAAGGACTTCGAGCAAGGTATCCTATGGGGCGGTAAACCATGTCTAGGATATGCGCTTGAGGATAAACGTTTCATCGTAATACCAGATGAAGCTAAGATCGTACAACAGATTTATCAATTATACATTGATGGATATGGTGCAGATACGATCGGAAAGATACTATCTTCTAAGGGCATTGACCCACAGAAATCATCAAAATGGAACCGCTCAACTATCATGCATATTTTATCTAATTATAACTATACGGGTGATTTGATCCTTCAGAAAACATTTAGAGAAAACCATTTATCTAAAAGAAAAGTCATCAACTCAGGTGAGCTTGATCAGTATGCAGTTAAAAATAATCATGAGACGATTATTAGCAAGGATCTATTTGATAAAGTTCAAGAAATACGAAAGCAGCGAGCTGAAAAAATCAAACCAAGATTAAATAAAAAACACCAAGCTTTCAAGGGCATGATAAAGTGTGGCATTTGTGGTAAAGCATATACACATAAGTCTACTCCACATAATGAAATATGGAAATGTTCACTTTCAGTAACGAAAGGTATAGAGGCTTGCCCATCCAAACAAGTACCAGATAGAGAAATTAAAAAAGCTGCTAACACAATGTTGAAAACAAGATCATTTGATGAAATCTACTTTAAATCAAAAGTTAATCAGGTACTCGTGATGCCTAATAGGAAGCTTATCTTTCAATTGAAGAATGGTACGAGCATCGAACAGGATTGGAATAAAAGTTCGAGAAGTGAATCATGGACTCCTGAAATGAGGGAGAAAGCAAGGATCAGAGCACTTAAACAGCATAAAGGAGGTGTTCATCATGGCTAAGGTTACAGTCATTCCATCTACGATTCACCCATTAACACAAATGCCACTTAATCAAATGGCAGTTAAGAAAGTTGCAGCCTATGCAAGAGTTTCAACAAACTCAGATGAACAATACACTAGTTATGAAGCTCAAGTCACTTATTATAAGAAGTTTATAGAAGATAAACCAGATTGGGAATACATCAACGTTTATGCAGATGAAGGTATTTCAGGGACTAATACAAAAAGACGTGTAGGTTTTAACAAAATGATCGCAGATGCATTAAGCGGAAAGATAAACCTAATAATTACTAAATCCATATCAAGATTTGCAAGAAATACACTCGATACGATTTCCTATGTTAGAAAGTTAAAAGATCATGGTGTTGAAGTGTTCTTTGAAAAAGAGAATCTATGGACATTGGATCCAAAGAGTGAACTCATCTTAACCATCATGGCTTCAATTGCACAAGAAGAATCACGTTCAATCAGTCAAAATGTGACGTGGGGTAAGAGAGTCGGTTTCCAGCAAGGTAAAGTTTCATTTGCCTATAAGTCTTTTCTAGGCTATAAGAAAGAAGATGATAAGATTGTGATTGATGAAGACCAAGCAGTGATTGTTAGAATGATTTACAAAATGTTTTTGGTTGAAGGAAAGACTGCTTCAGGCATAGCAAACTATTTGAAATCAAAGCAAGTAAAAACCCCCACTGGTAAAACGAATTGGACTAAGAATAACGTGAATTCAATTCTTACCAATGAGAAGTATAAAGGTGATGCGCTACTTCAAAAGACTTATACTGAAAACTATCTTGATCATAAAATGGTTAAGAATAACGGACAAATTCCTCAGTACTATGTTGAAAATAGTCATCCAGCTATCATTGACAGAGATATGTGGGAACAGGTTCAAATTGAACTTAAACGAAGAGAACGAATTGGTGCTAAATACTCATCGTCTGATATATTTGCATCGAAACTGATATGTGAGGACTGTGGTGGATTCTATGGCAAAAAGAAATGGCATTCCAACAGCAAGTACTCCAGATACGTATATCAATGCAATAATAAGTTTCATAAGCATAAAGACAAATGCCAAACGCCAAATCTATCAGAAGAAGATATTAAGCTTAAATTCATAAGAGCATATAATCTTTCAATGGAAGATAGAAAAAGAATCATAGAAGATACATGCGAAGTCATAGAACTGCTAACGGATACAGCAAAACTCGATGATGCTATCTCTGGACTTGAGGATGAGATCATGATAACTTCAGAAATTGTGAGTAGACTTGTCAATGAAAATTCAAAAACTGATATTGCTTTAGAAGATTACAATAAAAAGTATGAAGAGTTGTCCAATCGATATGACAGACTTAAAAACAAACACGCAGACTTATTAAACGAAAGAAATGAAAAGCAAGGACAAGCACTTATAATGAAAGTTTTCATAAAAAACCTATCAGAGTCAGAAGATAAGCTTGATGAATGGAATGAGCGAATTTGGATGCTTTTAGTAGACGGGGCAACAGTTCACAGAGATTCGAGCATTACATTCAAGTTATATAATGGCATTTATGTAAAAACAAAATAAAGAGAGGTCTACCGGTTGAGAAACAGGTAGCCTTTTTGGTTTGCTCTTGTCAAATCAATTAATAAATAGTATAATATTATTGTCAAAAGATAAACGGCTTTGACGGTCTCAAAATTGGGATATAAAACAGAATCGATTTAATGTTTCTTATGCAAGTGGGAATCTATTAAATGATCATGATTTATATAAACATTTTGCAAAGTTAAAAGCCTATGGTAAAAGGAATCAATCTATTCTAGTGGGATTGGTATACCTTCTTTGATAGGCTTTTTGTTTATCTTCCTGACAAATAGAAAAAGGAGGATTTTAAAAATGAAAGAATTAAATGAGCATTTAGAAGATGTTCAAAGACAGATTAGTTACTGGTTTAACAATATCGACTTATTATTCCAGGCTTTCACCAGACGTTCTTATTCAGAAGAAAACGGTGGCGAGAACAACGAAGTATTGGAATTTGTAGGCGATAGGGTTTTAGATTTTTACGTAACCAAAATACTTATGGATCGTTATGGTTATACTAAATCACAACTTGATGACTACGAATCTGAAGAAGACGATGATGAATTTGTTGTCGACACTTATACGAATGAGGGCAGCTTAACAAACATCAAAAAGAAATTAGTTAATAAGAAGATGCTTGCACATCGAATTGATAAGTTAGGATTTAAAGAATACTTATTTATGGGTAAGGGAGACATCCAACAACATAAAGAGAATGAAGAATCAGTGAAGGAGGATTTATTTGAAGCGATACTTGGTGCAATAGCAATAGACTCAGATTGGAATACGGATGATTTAGAAAACTCAGTAAGTTTTATGTTGAATATGGACCATTTCTTGAGTCATGGTTTTACTGAAGATGATGATTACGTTGGTTTGGTTCAACAGTGGAATCAAAAAGAAAATGGTGAGATCCCAGAATATGATTTCCAAC